TTTGATAAATCAGGCCAAATTTTTAATAGCTCACTTCCATCCCAAAAAGTAATGCCATCCCACTCTTCTTCGTTTGCTTGAGCTTTCTTTAAGGCACCTTGCTTTGGATAATCTTTATCTCCGGGTTTCGCTGGCTTATAGTTCTTGCCAAGACGATCTTTCTTCTTCTGGATATTATGCCAAAGGCCTTTCCCAGCTTCTACTTCTAAACTAGAAATCCCTGCTGAAGCTTCAACTGGAGAACCCGCTCTCCATTGATAACATGACCAATACTTAGCTTTCCATTTTGGACCGGGATTCTTGTCGCAACCATGTCTTGCTCTAAAACTTTTTCTTCTAGCAGGATCGTCTCTCTTGATCTCCATGTTAGGATCACCAAAGTTAACCTTTACGACGTTTCCTTTTTCATTTTTGACATAAACAGAAAACTTTTTAGGCCCATCAGGAGTTCTGAATGGCTTATTTAATGTTTTCTTTTCTTTGTCTGCGGCGATAATCTTAAAGGAGATATCGATTTCGAGTTCTTGGATTTTCATGTTAAATATATTCTAGCCAGTTTGCTTTTTCTTGTTCTGTATCTAAATATAGGTCATTCTCGTCTTCAAAATCGTAATCAAGATTATATTCTTGAATATCATTATTTGCTTCAGAAAAATCACTATCATTTGGCTCCCAAGAACCTGTAACATCAATTTCCGAAGCTTTAGCTATGTCTTGATCTGCTTTTCTATATGAGTCTTTTACTTTTCCGCCAGACATCATTCTTAAAAACATATTTACTCTTGCTGCGGCCCATCCTCCTCTAGTCATTCCGGGTCTATGAGAAGAACTAAATGCGCCAGCACCTCTGCGATATACTTTCTTTAACTGACTTAAATTAACTTTTCTAGAATGCTTTGCATTATGATTCTTTACTTTGTTTTTAAGCATCTCTACAACTTTAGCAGAAAACTCTATTGCCTTATCGCTTTTGGTTCCTGCGCTACCAGCAGGATTTTTACTAGAACCACTGCGCCTTTCAGAAGGCTTGGAAGGCGTCTGAGCAGAGCTTTTAGGCCCAGACCTCTTTGATTCTATGATTTCAATTTCTAAACCTTGTAAGCTCATAATTTATAGTTGATAATAAATACACTGAAAATTAGCAATTAAGGAAATTATAATGGTCCATTTGTATTAAAGTTTGTGTAGCTCAATCCTTTTAGTAAGCCGCTCATGGATAAGCCATTCGGATGAGGATAAGAATTTTGGTCCATATCGCAGTAAAAACTAAAATCTAAAACAGCATTTGCGCCGACGGAAGAGTCATAAGAAAGGTCTTTAAACTTTGCTCCTCTAATATCATATCTTATAATAGTATCAGAGTCTTTGTTCATCTTAATTACAATATCGTATTTAGATTCTGATTTTATGTTGGATATTAGGTCTCCAGAATAAATTAAATTTTTATAAATAGCTGAAAAAGTTCCTTCAACAGTGATAGGAGTATTTATTTGCCTGTCTACTGGATAAACATAGCCTAATGTCTTTAGGGGTTCCCTATCTAATGGAATAGTAAAATTAAAACCCTGAATCGCCGAGTCTTGTATGATTACATTTGATTTAGTTTTAGAAGTAGAGTTTACATCGAATACATCTACGGTGATTTCTCCGGGTAACAAGACTGAAATTGAGTTACCTATTTCTTCATAAGCGGTATTATAATTAGGAATAGAAAAACGAACTCCCGTATTAAGTAGTCCACTCTTAGGCTCAACAAATGGAGATACTGCATTAGTACCGGAAGAATAATAAAGAACATTATGCGCCGTACAAGTAACTGAAGCTATTGGGATCTCGTTAATTTTAGCATTTACTCCATAAGAGGTGATGAAGCAATTACCAAAAGCCAACACAGGGAATCCAGATAGGTTAGAGTTAATGACATCTGCGGGATTTGGGTTAATAGACAAGAAAAGGTTTCTTTGGTCTCTGTATTTAAACGGATATTTGAATGTGTTATTTGTTGGTACTGTTAAATCAGTATTATAAGCAAACCCTTGATCTCCAAAAGCGAATCCTGATAAAATGTTTCCACTAGGATAAGTTTGCCCACCATCAAATTGATCTAAATTTGGGAGCCCAAGATTTACATAAAAACCAAGCCTAGCTTCGTTTCTTAAATCTTTAATGTTGTAATTGAAGCTAAGATTTATCTCTGGTGGATTTAAGTTGTGATCGTAAATTGTAGAAGCGTTTCCGATTTCAGTAAACCTTGCTGGCTGAGTAGATATCTGATAACTAAATTGATTTATTCTTTTAAGAGGTTGGATTAGGTTATGGACTCCTGTTGGCAAAAGAGTGCCATTAGGGTCACAAAAATAATACCCACTTGCTGGAGCAGGTCCAACAAGCAGCAACTGATTATTATAGATTACTCTATTTGTAGGCATTAGATTTTACTATGGTAAAGCAAACTAGCCATATAAGAATCCACTTGATGCTCGCAAGCAATTCCATGAATTTCTTCTACTGTTTTTTCATTTTTGTCTACAGGAGACTCTATATACTCAGAGATCTTAGAAATCCAATTACTTTTTTCTTCGTTAGCGACTATGATTTTTGTGATGTCAAGAGCTACTTCTTTTTGCTTGTCATTTAACTTTTTAAGTTTGTGTTTCTTCTTTAAAATGTTTTCTACTTCGACGCCTAATTTGTTTGTAGCTTCTACTATATCTTTTAACTTAGTTACGCTGTAATTCGCCTTAGAAGAAGTGCCAACTGGTTTAACATTTTTGGTTGTTTGCTTGATGCCAGTGCTTCCCGCTGGTCTTCCGGCATCTATTTTAGGACCACCAATTAATGGCTGATAGAGGCCTTTGTCTTTTAGATCAATAAAACTATTTTGAGACTGGAGTGACTCTTCTGGACTTGGCAACACTCCTGTTTCAATAGCTTTAAGGCCTTCCTCTGGGGTAAGAACCCCAAGCTCTATAAGACGAGTATAAATTCTATTAAGGTTTTGATCTGTCTTGAGATCCATATCTTCAAAGAATGGAGTAGGGAATACTTTGAACCCTATTTCTTTAGAAATCCTCTTGATTTCAGGCAGCAAGAAGTCTGTGATAAAAGCTTGACGAGCTTGTATTAGTTTTTGTCCTAAGAGAGAAACTTTTGTGGTAGTGTTCGCGAACTTTTCGTTTCCAACTAGAATATTATTTAATCCAATATTAATGTCTCTATCGATCACCTCATATTTTCTTGGATCAAGGATGTCTGCGATTTGAGGGATAACGAACTCTGCTTTTGTCGTATAGTCTGCAATAAGGACTCTACCAATCGATTGATTAGTAAAGAGATTTTGCATCGTCTTCAAGTTCTCTTGGTTCACTCCTCCCTTATCAGGTTCAGTTCCCATAGTAATAAGAAGAACGACTTGCTGGATTGTCCTTGTAAGTGCCATATCCATACGACGCATTTCAATTTTAGCACTTATATCTTCAAGAACTGGAAATCCCATTGGTACGGCAAAGGGCTCGTAGTCTTGCTTCTTATAGAATACAGCATAAAACTTCTTTGTGTCTAAATGAAGTAGGACCGCTGTAGATTTTCCTTTTAAAATTTGTTCCCTAACAAGAGGGTCAAGAGAGTTCAGTATCTCTTTGTCTTCTTCTGTCCTTGGATTTCTAACTTGCTCAAGTTCGTAATCAGTTAATACTTTATAATACTGCCCTCTATTAAAAGAAAGGTTACCATTGACTTGAACATCTGCTGGGTTAATGATTATGTATCTAGAAGGCAAAGAAATTTTTGCTGCTAAAGCTTGCGAACCAAAAACTTGACTGATTTTAGATATATCCTCTTCTTTAATGGTAGTGTCGTATCTATAGATGAAAACGTTTCCAGAGCGGTAGTACTCTCTAAAGAACTTGTCTTGAAGAGCAGTGATATTTATCTTATTGAATAAGGCTTGGAAGAAATCTCTTGCACTTTTATTTCCACCTTTCAAGTGAAGGTTTCCGCAAGAAAGCTCTGATAGTAAATCGATTGTGTTCCTAAATAGACCAAAGTTATAATAAGCTTTTTGGCACAAGATTACCGTATCTCTTACGTCAATGTTAGATTTATTATAGTTATAGCCAGTGGCATAATTAAATGGCACCATGCCTTCATCGATATTGCGAAAACGATCTGTTCTCTCAATGGTTGACGCAGCATTTCTACGGCTTCTCGTCTCAGTGACTCTGCTTGCTACTCCGCCATGAGCAGGGGTAGAGCCTTCGACCATCATTGGAGCGAAAGAAGATTCCTCAATTTTTTCTTTTTTAACCTTTGCCATAAGCCTAATAATTAATTACACATTTTAAATTAAAATTGGTGTAAATCCCGCAGCTACTATTTTATTTTCAGTAGTCATAATGTCATTATAGCATTTGGAACCCCATTTCGCTAACATTAAAGCAGTGTAATTATCTTTTCTCGCTCTATTGGGAGAATTGGAACGCTTTAGGTGTTGAGGCAAGTCGAAATTAACAGAACCACGACTGCTAGTAGTGAACTCAACTAGCGAACATTGCTTCTTAGTGTTGTAAACTAATAAGTCTTGGTGTTCTATTAAGTCTAGTTTGTTCCAGTCCTTATTCTCTTCCACGAAGATTATCTCTTCTGGAATCCTCTTATTAATCTCTTCATTAAAGAAATTCTCATTAGCGACAGTCTTTGAAGCGAACCAAATTTTCTTATAATCAATTGCCGCTTGTAGGTTTTCGTTACCTCTTCTGATAAACGTAGTAGTGAATACTTGAGTGACTGCTATCTGCTTGTTCTCAAGGTTATATTGGCTCTTAGCTTTTTGCACCATCCTTGTATATTCAATACCCTCAAGATCAGAATCGAAATCAATAAACTTAATCTTCTCAGATTCTGAATTCACATATTGAGATTCATTATAAGTATTAAAGAAGATATCAGCGCCAGCATTATCGCAGATTATGTAAACAATATTAAAGCTCGTCATTAAGTAATGGAAGTATTTGATGTGAGTATTTAAGCTCCCAAGGCCAGCATAACAATGCACTAGGGTATCGTTCTTATTTTCTCGGTCTATTTCTAAAATACCCATTGCAAAATAGTCAGCATTTGGACTATCGCTCATGTTAGGGTCCATTGCTAAAATATATTGCTTACCACTATCTCCTTTAATTTGAGAATGGGGGCGTTCTTCGAACTTAAGAGTACACTCTTCCATTTTCTTCATGCTAAAATAAGAATCGCTACCATCAGTGAATTGAGCGCAATACTCTCTTAAGAAAGAAGCATGAGAAGCTCCACCATTTTGCGCTTCTTCTGTAATTGAAGAGTCTATCATCTCTAGAGGGAGAGCTTCATAACTTAATTGAGATACAAAATAGGTAGCACTTGTTGGCTCCTTTGAATAGATATTGTCACACCACTCTTTGTAAGTCTTATAGAGGTTCTCAAAAGTATAAGATGCTGAAGAGAGGGCAATCATTTTGGAAGTGTTCTTAAACTCCATGCGGTCAGCCTCTGTCATCGCCCCTTGGCTAATTAAATCATCTTCTTGTTCGCGAATACTAATACGTTCTTTAATATCTTGCGGCACAATCAAGAATGGCATCAATACATTCTTAATAATGTCTTCCGGTAGAAGCATGAACTCGTCTAGCACAAGTACGTTAGCACGGAAACCACGAATCTTTTCGCCGCTTAGAGGGATAGCTTTTATTGAACCCTCATTAATTGACCAATCGTATTCATCATTGCGTTTTGACTTTGCGCCGAACGCTTGCATCAAAAGATCTGCGCCTTTAGACTCAGTAATCTTTTCTATTGAATTGAAAATGCTCCTTGCTGTTCTAAATGTTGGACCAGCAATTAAGATCTTGCTCTTGGGCTCAAATATGCATTGTAAAAAACAAAATACCGCAGCAGAAAAAGATTTGGAAGCACCACGACCCCACACGTTGAGACAAAAGTTCCTATTCAACATGGCTTTAATTATAACCTCTTGATAAGGCCATAATTTTATGCCAGAAATTAGCTCTGTAGTTATGCCGATATTAGAACGTAAGAACTTGGCTAAAGTTATCTTAGCCTCTTTGTCTTCAAGAGTATCTTTTAGTCTAGAATATTCATCGTTTAGATTTGGAATTATTCTATTATACTTTTCTGGGGTATACCACATATTATAGCATCTTTAGGTCGTAGCAAAGTTGCAAATCATACTTAAAAAAGTTCTCATCAGTAGAAAACATCTTCTCAATTACTCTAACAGACTCTTTGCGCCCCTTTGCAAATAAGAATTGTACATGAGGGTATTTTTGTATTAGCTCTCTGACGTTATGGAATATAAATTCAGGGTTTACCTTTGTAGCTTTCTTGTATACATGAGGAAGATAATTAAATGACAGAGTATTGCTTAAGCTCTCTTCTACAATGATGACCATGTTAGCTTTAGCTTCACTTGCCTTCTCAATCTCTCGACAAAATCTTTCGTAACCTGCACTTAGTGTGCCAATAAAATCAGAAATAGACTTCCTCTCAAAATAAAGTTTGCCATCATAGCTTGGATGACTAAATCCATAGTCTCCAAACTTAAGGGTGCGAACTTCAGATGCCATATTGAAGATGAATGGCTTCTGTTCTCGGGTATCAATATAAATAATTGAATCTTTGGTTTGTAATTGAGCTAGATTATCCAAATTATTTGGATATACATACTTATTTTTAAACCCAAGATCTTCAGCGAGCTTGTAGTAGTCACTAAAAATTTCTTGTAAGTAAATAACACTTGGACTCAATACACTACGAAGCTCAACTTGAGAGGGAGTATACTGTAAACCTTTCTTCTCTTTCCTCTTAATAAGGAAGTCTTTGCAATATTCTCTTTGCTTCTCTAATGACTGAGCCTTGAGCCAGTTCTTAAGATTGTTTTTATTATTAAAGTCAGTATTGAAATACTGTTCTTTATTTTTATAGATGATTATTGAATTATCAAAAGCATCATAGCGAGGGTGCTGTTGTTGATAGTATTCTATTACTCTAATCTTATGAGCCTTGAGATGGCGATTAAAATCTGCATCTGCTTCATAAACTTTCTGACATATTTTACATGTTTCAGCCATTTAACACCTCATCTTCTGAAATTCCTAATATACGGCACTTGATTTCATCCATTGTAGAGAGACGGTCTATCTCGTTCTTGACCATCGCCTTTCTCCTTTCGGCAAGTTTCAATAACCGTGTGCGAGAATCTTCTTCTTTCCACATCTGAACTAAATTGAGGATACTGGCGTTCTCTTTTATTTGCTTGCTAAGGCGATCACTTCGTTTTACTTTAAGATCATTAAGAAGTTTTTGCTGGCGGATAGTCGATTGATTGTATTCGTTTCTTGCGCCGCTAATAGCCTCAATAAGAGCCATAGGAATTTTGCCACCCCCATCCACTTCCATATCAATCTGATTTTGGAGGGTCTGGATGGTCTCTTGGATGTTGGCAGATATGACTACTTCAGTAGCTAGTACAATGTATTGGTCAACTTCTTCTTGAGTAAGGTCTGGCTTATCAAATGTATAACGGACAAAAGAGCTTTCAAATAACTCACGATCAATATTAGAGGAGTAACTGTTTATTTGATGGAGAAACCGATAAGTATGCATGTATCCAATGATAGCATTAATAGCCGCCTTCTGGCGCGAAGTGACTTTGTCTTTGTCAATGCCTTCATGGACGTATCTATTGATGCGGAAGAGCATCCGCT